GTATAAGAGACAGACACAGATCCGCGTCTTCTTCCCACCTCGGAGAGAATCGCTCCACGTCGAACGCCACATGCTGGAATAATCCCGCCCGCACCGCCATGCACCACCCGCTGACCACATCGCACTTGCCTGCGCCCGACGGCAGAAATTGCGTAGGGGCGGGGCGTGCCTCGCCCTGTTCTGGAAATGTGACCATGCTTCCCGCCGTGCCGACCACGCCCACCGCCTCGTCCGTGAATGGCTCTAGCAACTGCGCCAGCCAGCGATCCTCCGTGATCACCACATCCGAATCGAGGAACAGGAAAATCTCGCCGTCGGCATTGTTCGCCAGCAACTGCCGCCCCACCGCCACGCCCAGATTCGCGGCTTGCAACCGCACGCTCACGGGCAGCCGACTCCGCATCGTCAGCGGCAAATCCGCCACGAAGCGCTCCGTGCCGTCAGTGCTGGCGTTGTCCAGCACCATCAATTCGACATTAAAGCCCCGCAGCGTCGCCTCCAGCGAGGTCAGGCACCGGATCGTGTCGTCCAGCCGATTGTGCGTCAGCATCAGGATGCTCACCGCTGGATTTGGGGTGTCGTTGAACGCCATACTTGCTCCTTAATTCCGCCCGTCGTGCTTCCACTGCCTTGTCTGCCGCTAAGTCCGCCTCGATCCGATCCAGCGCGGGCTTCATGTACGTATCGAACACCGTGCGGTAGTCGTATGCCAGTGCGCGTTCTCTCGCTTGTTTACGGTAGATTTTTGCGTCGCCGTCTTCTTTTATTGCGCGGAAGTCGCGCAGTAAATATGTAGTTTCCTCCACATCCGGCAGCCGCTGCGTTGCGCCGGGCAGGTGCATGAAATCCGTACCGCCCCTGATTAGCCGCCCGCTCAAACACAACTCCGTCATCGCGGTGCAGTCGGTCAAGATGACCGGGCAGCCCGCCGCCTGTGCTTCAATGATCGGGATGCCGAAGCCCTCGCCGTGACTGGTAGACAAGAACACGTCCGCAGCGTTATAGACATAGTTGAGGTATTTTTCACTTAGCTGCGAGTAGTTGTACTTGTACTGTTCCGGAAAGCGCAGTTTGCTGGGGTCACAGCCGACAAGCTCGACGATGCTGGCGATCTCCTCGCCACCATGCAAGCCGAGGATGTCGGTGTGGATGTATAAGATTGTGTCCTCAAATGCCGCGCTGAACTGGGCGAAGGCTTTCAGGGCTTCGTAGAATCCCTTACGGCTCGGTCTGCCCTTGTTGGCGGAATTCATGACGATGACGAATTTGTCCGTCAGGTCACACTTCCACATCTCACCCATTTTCCTGCGTGCTTCAGCCCGATCCACTGGCTTGAACTGGTCCGTATCCGTCGCCAGCGGGACATACATCGTCTTGTCCGCGAAGCCCGCCTTCTGCATCTCCCCTTCGCCGTGCCGTGACATCGCCCAGATCCAGCGCGCCCGCTTCAGCGCGTCCTTGTTCCATGCGGTCATCGGCGTGCTGTCTACGGGTGCCCACGCGCACCAGTTGAGCGCACCGTAAACATCCGCGTTTAGCGCCCAGGCGTCGAGGAAGGTCAGGCACACATCCGAATTGCTGTGATACATGTGCGCGCCAATTACGTCGTTCATCAGCGCGTCGCTTTCGGTCAAGCGGGGAAGCTGCAAGATGCCGTGCTCGTCGTACTGGATGTAGCCCTCAGCGCCGTACATCGGTGCCACCGCGATCCCGTATCCGCGAGCCTTCAGCAGCGGGGTGAACAGCTTGGTCTGCACCCCGTACCCCGTGCCCACCTGCGCGTGATTACTCAGCCACAGCAAACTCAGAGGATTCAAGCCGCATCTCCTTATCAAAATGTAAATGTGAAGGTAGGGGTGGGTTTGTAACCCACCCTGTTAGCTATTGTTCTGCTGACGCTTACAGATCGTCCGGCAGGCGGTAGGGCTTGACCACTACCAGCGATCCCGCCGACTCGATGTAAATGTCGCCGTCGCTGCGAACGTGCCGCGCGCTCTCGATTGCCACGAACTGCTGCTGATTCGCCGTCAGCACGATGGTCACATCGCCCAGATCCTTGCGGAATGCTGGCGGATTGTCACCCGCCTTCACCGTGATCGTGCCCGCGATGGTTCCCGCCGTGATGTGCAGGAACAGCTTGCGCGTGTTCTGCGTGCGGATCAGTGCGCCGTCTGCTGCGACAAGGGTGCCGCCAATCGTGTTGACGGTCCCGCCGCCGAGTGTTAGTTCCTGAACGTCCAGTGTTGCCCGTGCCATGATCTTGTCTCCTTATCGTCTTTCTGCTGCGCTTACGAGTTGTTAGCGATCAGCATCGCCAGCCGATTCGGGAAGACGACCTTCGCGCCGTAGACGTGCAAGCCCTTGAAGGCGTCCGCAAAATAGCTCTCCGGACGGTACGCCTCAGTCTTGACGAGCTGACTGGCGAAGGTCAACGCGCTGTCCACACCCGCGATGATCTTGTACTTGGTGGCGCTGGTATTCGGCACATTGACCGACTTGATCACACGGAATCCTGCCGCTTCACCGACCACGCCATTGCGGAGGATGGCATCACCCGCTGGAGTGCCGCTCTTGACGAAGCGGTCATCCTTCAGCAGCCAACCGTGAACCCACGGCGGCACAATCGCCCAGCGTCCGCTGGCGGGCACCTTCGCGTTGTCCAGCAGCACGCTGAGGTCAACGAGGTAGTTGTACGCCGCGCCCGTCACCGTATCGAGGTCATCCTTCGGGGATGCCACCGTGCCGATGGTGTTTGCGGTGGGCACTGCGGCTTCCATCAAGCCCGCCACGTACTGGTCGATCACATCCGCCATGCCGTACTGCGCTTGGCTGATGAAGCTCTCCATCAGCTTGGGCTTGGTTTGCACCATGTCGATGTCATCGACGGCGAAGTTGTAATACTTCGACTGATCGACCACCAGCGTTGTCTGCGAAGAGTCCAGAAACTCTGGTGCGCTGATGGCTGTTTCCTTGCTGTAGTCGCCGATGGTGACCGGACCGATCATGTTGATCCGTACCGTGTCCCCCTGATTGGCGATCTCGCCCTCGTAGTTGCGGTTGATGATTCCCGGCTGCGCGTAGACCAGCGTCTTACGCAGTTCTGCTTCGGCGACCGCCGCCCAAACTTCCGGGATAAAATTCGCTACTGACATGCTCTCTACTTACCCTCATGCGCCCTGTGCCGCCTATTTGATATCTGGCAGCAGCTTGGATACTTCTTCCCAGTTAGCAGCGATTTCCTCGCGCGACATCTTCTTGACCTGTTCAGCGGTGAATTTCACGCCGCTCGCCGGATTCGCGGGACTCGGATTGCCAGCGGCACCGCCGCCTTTACCCTTATCGTCCGTCGTTCCAACCGCCTGCACCAGATAGGCGCGTTCGGTTGCCAGCTTGCTCAACGCATCGGTGATCGCACCGTCGCGCTTGTCCGCTTCCAGTTTGAGGATTGCCGCCACGTCCACGAACTTCAGCGCATCCGCCGGATCGTTGAATTTCGCTCTCGCCGCTGCCATCAACAGCGCCTTCTCCACGCCGAACTGCGACTCTGCCGCCGTCAGCTTGTTTTGCGCTTCCGTAAGCTGCTGAAGCCGTTGTTCTGCTAGTGTATTCGCGTCTTTGTGCTTATTACGCCAGCTTGCCGCCTCGTCGCTCAACTGCTTAATGCGCGGATCGGGTGCGCCCTGCCCACCTGCTCCGCTGTTGTTGTCCTGCCCGGTTCCCGTCCCTGACGTTCCCGTGCCCGCTCCTGCGCCATCGCCGCCTTCGGTGGTCGTGAAAAGGAATTTGAAAACACCGCTCACCAGCAATAGCAACAACCCTAGAATCTGCATACTTCCTCCGCACCCACCGGATGCTGTCGATTTATCGGGCCACTGACCCGCTAATCCCTACCTCGTCGTAAATCCGCGCCACTCGCCCACGTTATCCACCATCAACCCCAGCGTCACAAACGCTGCTACCGAGTTGGGTGTGAACCGCTTGGCGAGCACCAGCGCACTTTTTGTGCCCCAGTAGACACGTCTAAAAATGCCGCTGTCCGCAACCGCCGTGGGTCTTCCCCACAGCGCCACCAGCTCACCAACCGCCATCCTTCCCGTCGGATAGCTGATCGTCCGCACGGTGCCATCCCGCACATTGCGGGAGAAATAAACCTTCTGCTCATTCACCAGCGCCTGACAATACACGTGGTCATAGTCAGCGCTGAAGCTGCACCACGCCGTATCCGGAGCCGGATCGCCCGGCTGCACAGGAAAATCCGCAACGGTAGGGGTGTGGCGTACCTCACCCTGTAATTGCGCCACCGCCACCGCGCCACTCAGAAAGATCAGCGAGCTGCAAATCAGCGCAATTGCTGTCGTTTTCATTTAGCCGCCGCCATCTCTTTCTTTGTAACGAGATAGCCGTTTTGCTCCAGCAGCTTGATCGCCTCATCTACGTCAAGAGCCATCTGCACTTTACGAGTCACCTCGATAACAAGCGGTGGCTTCTCGCAATTGTGCGTGTACGAATAGATTGCTTCGCAATAAGGACATTTGTGACTGTGTGTTTCGCTGCTCACGCCGCCCTCGCCATCTTCTCGTACACCTGTGCCAGTTCCGGTCCGATCAACTGGACGAGGCTCGCCTCACCCGTCATTTCGCCGTAAATCGGGTTCTGGTATGGACGCGCATAGTCGTCCAGCTCGAACCGACCCTCTTTCCATGCCAGCCATGCCGCGGTGCCCATTTCGCGCTTCTGCTCCGCATCGGACATCCGGCGGAACAAGTCAATGCCCGTCGGTGCATCTGCCAGCACTTCGCGCCCACCCTGCACGCCCATGCTGCGCCACGTCTTGGTCACGGGTACTGGCGCACATCTGCACAGATGATGCCCGTTCAATGTCGCGGTCAAGGGGAATATCTGCCCGTCCCGCGCGCGGCACGCCATGCACACGTTGCCGCCTTTGCTGGCGCTCCACATCCAGCCCGTCAAGATGTCCGCGTTCTCGCGGAAAATCTCGTGTGCAGCAGATCGTGCGCTCCACAATTGCACGGTGCGCGTCGTGCGGATCGCGTCCGCTAGTGGCATGTTCTTGGTGTATTTCGCTACCGCCCGCGCCGTCTTGATCGGGTCGATGCCTCTGCTCACGCTGTCGATCACGATGTCCGCGACCACATCCGCGTGATACGGTCCGTAGCTGTTCATCGCCGCCTGAAATGGCGCGGAGTCAACGTAACCAACCAGCGACCTGATCTGACCCACGCTTGGCTGATTGAAACGAACGCCGCCCAGCGCGTCGGTCATCCCCGTTGCGCCCGCCCTTGCGCCTATCTCGATGCCTGTGTTCTCAGCGCCGCGTGCAATTGCCTCGATTTCACTTGTTAAAGAACTCAGCGCCTCGGCAACCTGCTGCCGCATTCGTTCAATCGTCCGTGCGGAGTACAGCGCCCCCTCCTCCGCCAGATTGGTCAGCGCCATTTGCTCATCTAAGCGCCGCAGCATCTGGGTATATGCTCGCTGCAAACGCCGCGCTTCCGCTTCTGCCTTTGACGCCAATTCGCGCCGGAACGCTTGCTGACCCTGCCGCACCATCTCCGCGCGTTGGGCTGGTGTCACCCGTCCCGCGAACGTCAATTGCCACCGCCTGCCGCCATGATCTGGGCTTGTTCCCCTCGCCTTGCGGGAGAGGGGTTAGGGGTGAGGGCTGTTTCCCGTCCCATCGCCCTGATCAGCGCGTTGTCGTTGCCCGTGTCTTCGTTGTCGATCAGCTCGCGTTCCTTCTTGGGGTTGCGTCCGCGTTCGCGCATGATCGTCTCTTTGGATGCCAGTCCCAGATCGATTTCCTTTTCCTGTACGTCAATCGTTTCCTTGGCATCCTTCGGCAGTGGACTGGCGCGGTTGACGGTGATCTGCCTGTCCCATTCCCTGCCGCCGACCTCCAGCATCACCTTGCACAAATCAGCGATGCCCGGACCACACTGCTCCCACAGCTCGTCGGTCTTGGCGATCTGGTCGATGAATACCGTCTCCACGCCCAGATTGGTTACCCGTTGCAGATCCGCCACATTGCCGGAGAGGACGACCACCCGCTGCAGCGCCTTCATCGTTTCGACCAGCATGTCCACGAAGCGCACCGAGCTTTGCAGATCGCTCTGCATTTCGATGTTCTTGATTTCCGACTCTTTGGGCAGCAGCCACGTGTCCTCGATCTTGGTTTCGACGATCTTCCCCTCATCGATGTCCGCCTGAATCACCGTTTTTGGCGAGGCGTAGAAGCGCAAGATGCGGCTGGTGTCGCTGGCGACCTTGTTAACCTTGTTGTTCAGCGTGATCAGGCTGTTCTCGTTATCGCCGTAGAACTGCCCCGGACGGTCAATATGCTGCCAATCCACAATCGGGCATTGGCTGTATGCCCAATCTGTCCGCTTGATTTCCGTCCACTTGGTTTCCTCGCGCCCGCCGCTGTTGATCTTCTCGCTCTTGTAGTCGATGAAGTACCACTTCCCGTCGTCCAGCTTGACCACATCCTGCCGCAGCGCCGCGCCGCCGATTTCGTAGTACATCTCGTACCACAAGCGCGTGTCGTAGTCGTCGCCCTGCCAGAAGACCAGCGTGTTCGCTGGATTCAATGCCAGCACACGCGGATACTTTTGCGGGTGGTCGCTCAACATCACGCGGGCAAAGACATGCCCGTCCACCGCGCCGTATTTCGCCAGCCGTCGCAGCAGCTTCAGGTTCTTGTTCCACGCCCACGCGCCGCGCAGCCACTTCTCATCCTCGGACTCGTCGTCTAGGTTGTCGTCCAGCTCGAAGCCCGGCATCTTCGGGAATAGGAAAGTGATCTCACGATCCTTGCCCTGCTTCCACAGGTTGATCGTGATGTTGTCGTCGTAAGCGCCCGTCTTCTTCAATTGCGGGTCATGCTTGCCGTCGTAGTAATTCCACGCGGTGTTGCACCTGTCTCTTA